AAATCAAAGAAGGCGTTGCCATGGTTCGCGTAAGCGAGGCAGAAGGAGAGATGGAAGAAGAATCTCCAGAAGCCGAAACCGAAGGCGAGCGTCTCAGGAATGAAGCCGTCAAGATGGACGGTGGAGAGATGATGGACTGATGCCACTTTACGAGTACGAAGACAGGGACACAGGGGGCGTTGTAACGCTCGAGCGTCCGGTGGATGAAAGGGACAATGTCCCGAGTAAACTAAAACGACGCAACTTTCCCTCCAGCTTCAGACTTGTTAACTGTGGTTCAGAACCAGCACACCACCCAGCGGCCATGGACGGTCGCAACATTCTTAAAGGTTATCACGCACTAGAACAAAAACTCGGCTCAAGGTTCCGCCCAAGACATAAAGCCGATACAATCAAACAAGTTTGGGCAAAACATAGGAAATTAGATCCATGAGTGATATTAATCTGCGTCGCGAGTTGAAAGCAAAAGGCAAGCCCATCCGGCTTGACTCAGCCAGGGAAACAGTTGCCGTCGAATTTATTACGACAGCAACCACAGGAACATTTGTCTCGGGTACCTCTACCCTTGGCATCACGGTCCGGCTGAACGGCACCAACTACAAGATCCCGGTTTACAGCTAATGTCTGCCGATTTAGATCGTTTTGGAGCCAGGAACGGTTTTACCGTTGGCACCACAGGCGTTGCCGGGCAGGCATATTGGGCTCTCCAAATGCTGGCCGACACGACCTTCAGCACCATTGCAGGAGACTTCGATGGCACACTGACAGGCGTGACGATCGGTTCCGGTAACATAATCTACGGACGGTTTAACAGCTTTACTGCTGGAACTGGACGTGTGATCGCCTACAAGGGCTAATTACCTATTAGCAGTCAACCCTCCAAAGGTTCTATTCCTTGGCGGGTGATTGCATTGTAATTTTATGCCATCGCTAAGTCTTAATGTTGGATTAAACAACGGAAGAAAACTGCCTTTTGGTGGTGGTGCACCTAGTGGACTTGTCGTAGCCACCACAAACGCAGTTAATATATCTGGGCAGAATGCATATGTTCCAGATGGTACATATACAAAAGTTACAGCAAATGGAACTAGAGTTGCTGGTTCGCTTGCAAGCGACAAACTGTTTCTTGATACTGGCGTTGTTTATCTGAAAGAAGCTGGATATAATGATGCTGATTTTCCGTTCAAGCCTTACGGACATATTTTAGTTGCTCCAAATACAACATTCACAGCAACGTTTTTCAGTCCACTTTCCACCGAAACATTTTGGCGTTCTGGGAAAGTTTTTGGAAATGATGACGGCGAGGGAAACTATGAGTTTATATTTCAAATTGCAAACAATAACTCATCAACAGACGCAACAATTATTCCCACAACTGGATGGGCTCTACCCATCACCATCACCGCCGCTTAATGAACATTCCGCTAGTCATCCTCTGCCTTGCTTTTGCCTCTTGCTCGCCACGCAAGCAGGATAACAATGCTCTGCCAGTTTATTCAGACATGGGCGCAGCATCTGACTTGGGGGCTACTAAGCCATGAGTGAAGACCAGGTGTGGAGCATAGAGGTCAAACTGGCCCGAATGGAAGAGCGCCAGGTCCAGTTGTACAAAATGGTCGAGACCAGCTTGTCAAACTACGCGGATGTGGTAAATAGAGTTTCTGCCCTGGAACACCTCCGTTCTAGGGCCTTCGCAATTGCTGGGGTCGCCGGGCTACTGTTTTCCGTTGCCTGGGACCTAGTCAAAAACAGGATGAACCACTAATGGCAACACTTGGCACACAGACAATCAGCACAAGCTATACCCAACTCCTAAAGACGTTTGGTAGCAACATTGTCGACGGAACACTGCGAGCCGTTTCTAGTGGAGACGAGGCTGGAGTCTCGGCCCTACAGATATCGACGACAGGGGTAAAGAGCACCGGGTCGCTTGCAGTGGATGGGCTTGCCACCGTTGGCACCCTAGAGATTGGGGCTACTGGTCCGAATATAACTAAGGTGTCATACGGCACATTCCCATTTACTGGAGGTACGGTTCAAACACACGCTGCCAACGACACCACAACTGGCACATTTGCGTTGCCATGCCAGCTTGGTGATATTGTGTTCGCTTCGATCAATAGCCTTGGATCAACCACTGGCACGGCACTGGTTTTAACAGACTTTTTCCCGATAGCGACGGATGTTGTTAGATTCAACATAATCGGGAAAGGCCAAACCGCAGGGACAATTCCTGCAGGAACAATCTTCGCAACCGCAATGAGGTTTACAACTTAATATGCCAAACGTACTCGATCGCAATTTTGACTTTCTAACCAACGGCACGGTCACGGCAGCTGGCCTGCACAACCTTATTGACGAGACCAATATTTATGCCGGACTAATTTCGACCCAGGAAGCAAAGACAACTGTAGGCACTGGAGATTTATTGCTCATTGCGGACTCGTCATCGATAGGAAGTCCCCAGATAACTGCGAACCGGGTAACGGTGCAGAAACTGTTTTCCGATACACTGACCAACGGCACACTCTCTGGCGCGACGATTACGAATGGCACGATTCCAACCCTAACGGCTGGAACGACAACATCGACCGCTGCCACGATTACGACTGGCACAATCCAGGCTCTTACCACTGGAACTACCACATCAACCAATGAAGTTGTTACGAATGGCACAATTACAAATCTATCCGCAACCACATCCACATTCCTTGGAACGATTACTGGATCTACCAATGTGGTCAACATTGGCAGTGGGCAGATTTATAAGGATGCGAGTGGCAATGTTGGGATTGGGACTAATTCTCCACTCGTCTCTGCTGGATTTACTTCATTAACTCTTAACGGCACAACTAGCGGAATTTTAGAAATCAAATCAAACGGAACTCAAAAGGGAGCATTTTTTAATGACGGAAGTTTGACTAGATTGAGGTCTAGTGGAACACTAGCATTTGATGCCAATAATACAGAGGCGATGAGAATTGATTCGAGTGGAAATGTTGGGATTGGGACTACGAGTCCTCAAACACCGCTTCATGTAAAAAGTTCCAGTAACACAGAAATACTTATGCTTCAGTCTGCACACAATACTGGTCAAGCATTGATTACATATCACAAATCAAATGGAACACGAAAAGCATATATTGGATATGGTTCTTCAGTAAATGAACAATTTTTTATTGCTAACGAAGAAAATGGTCCGATTTCGTTTGATACAAATGGCACAGAACGCCTCCGCATTGATTCGAGTGGAAATGTTGGGATTGGGATTGCTTCGCCAGGAGCAAAATTTGGAGTTAGCGATGGCACTGTAAACATTCAGCTTTCTCCAGATTCAGCAAATTCAAGAGGAGTAATTGGAACTGCAGGAGGACACTCCATTGCATTTGCTCCAAATGGTACAACAAGATTGACAATTGATCAGGCAAACGGAACTATTACATCGCAACCAACATACGATAATACTGCTGCTGGATCTGATGTTATTGTTACATCTACTGGGCTAATCAGAAGGACATCTTCATCCTTAAAATATAAAAAAGATATTGAGAACTTGGATTCTTCAATTGTTGACAATGCAATCGACAGGCTTAGGCCAGTTTGGTATAGAACAAAAAATCCAGAAGGCGATGATAAGGCTACCTGGAGTCATGTTGGACTGATTGCAGAAGAAGTTGATTCTGTTGAGCCAAGGCTTGTAAGATACAGAACTGTTGAAGTTTCAACAAATGAAAATGGCGAAAGGATTGAAACTCAGCTTGAAAATCCAATCCCAGAAGACGTTGATTATGCAAGACTTTCCGTAATTTTATTGTCCGAAGTTAAGGCTCAAAGAGTTAAAATTGCCTCACTAGAAGCAAGGCTTGAAGCACTAGAAGCCAAATGACCCTAACCGAGATCGCTCAGTTTGCCGGAGAGAAGATTGGGAAGACTGATTCCGACACTCTTACGTTCCTACAGAAGTCAGCATCGCTGAACTACCGGCGCGTCTGGAACTTTGCACCATGGCGCGAGAGTGTCACTAGCTCGACGTACTCAGTATCCACATCTACTAGGACAGTGACGCTAGGGTCATTGGTCGAAAATCCTCTTTCTATTGCGTATGGTGACAGCGAACTGCTGGCAGTAGATTTGCAGACAATCATTAGCCAAGACGCCGACCTACTGGACGACAACAGGACAGGAACTCCAACCCAGTACTACTTCACAGGCCGCGGAACGTCCGGAACAGCGCAGATTGACCTTTATCCGCTATTGAACACGTCGAGCACGACGCCCCTCAAGGTGGTCGAAAAGAATCAGTGCTTAACCAGGTCAAATTATGTCGTGGACTTTCCTCCGGCGTCAAACGCGATTACCGACGAGCTCAGATTGCCACACGTTCAGCACGTTGTCCTGGCACTGACTCACGCCGACGCTCTGGAAAGGGAGAGGCAGTACGCAAAGGCTCAGGCTGTGGTGGCAACAGCGAATGCTGACCTATCTGCCATGGCTCAGTACGAAATGAGCCAGGTCGGAGGAATCAAGGTCATCACTCCGTCCAGCCTTGGAGAATTCAGCATCCTAGATATATCGGTTTAATAACATGCCGTACTACACCGACAACCTGGATGAAATCCTTGCTATTGCCGGGTCTGTTAGTTTTGAGGGAGGCCAGGCATCCGGCATAGTTCCAAATCTTATTAAGGACAACCAGGCGAGCGAGCTTATCAATATGACGATAAGTCCGTCCGGAAACTTAGAATCCAGGATGGGCATTGAGGCAATCTCAACGAATGTTTCGGGAGGATCAGCAATCCAAGGCATGCACTATCTCGACACTCCAGACGTCGAGCGCATTATTCTGGCGACAAACGGAACGATCTACACAAGCACAAGCGCCACCAGCTTTTCGACAACAGATGGCACGGTCGCAAATAGCGCGGTCCAGGTAGACTTTACGCAATTCAAAAATAAGATTTTCTATACGGACGGATCTAGCGAACTTCATTACACGGACGGAACAACGTCGTACAGGCAGGGGTCGAAAGTATCGACAATTACGGTCTCAACTCAGGGCTTGGGATATACCGGGTCGACTGCGGCAGTAACAATTGGAACCCCAAATTTAAGTGGAGGAACAAATGCAACGGCAGTTGCATTGATTTCAAGCGGAACCGTATCTGGCGTCACAATTCTAAACTCAGGATCTGGATACACATCTGCTCCATCAGTAACCATAGCTGCCCCACCCGCCGGTGGAGGACACTTTACGGCAACAGCCACAGCAACTATATCAAGCATCGCTCCAGCCAGACTTCGACTTGTCCGCCAGTTTACAAATCGACTTTTTGCGGTTGGCAGTGGAGCAGATCGAAATACGCTTTATGCATCAGATCTTCTTGATGCCGAAGTCTGGAAATCGACGAATAGCATAATTGTCGGAGGCGATGACGGTGAGGACATTGTTGCCATCCAGCCTTTCTATGATTACGAGATACTTGTTTTTAAGCCAAACAAGATTTACTTGGTAACAGCAGACCCCACGGCAACAACTGCGGCTGGATGGACGATTCGCTTGCTGAACGATAGGATTGGCTGTTCATCTGGAAGGTCTGTCAACTTCGTCAACAAAGACGTATTCTTTTTATCCAATGACGGAATTAGGTCTGTAGCCAGATCCATCGCAGACGATTTCTATATTGTAGGAACTCCAGTTAGTGAGCCTGTAAAGAATATCATTGCTAGAATTAATAAAAACTATGTGACGTTGTGCAACGCGGCTTTCTACAATAACCGATACTACCTAGCGATCCCTCTTGATACGGCAATAACGCCAAACTATATTTTAGTGTACAACGCTTTGTTCAATTCATTTGAGGGTCTTTGGAGCATCGCAGCGTCGAGAATGGTGATCACAAACTTTTCATCTGGATACCCAATAAACGCGTTAAAGCTGGCAATCGGAAGTCCAACCAGCAAGGTTGGGCATTACGCAGGATATAGAGATGCTGACTCGTCTGACCCCAGCACTAATTACGTTGACTACGACACGTCTGGAACGTACACAAGTTCTGTAACCTCAAAGGCGTATGAGTTTGATGACAAGATATCCCAAAAGTTTGGTTCTCACTACGAAATCGAATTCTATAATTCAGGCTCTACGAATGCAACGATCAGCATGCGTAGGGATACTGATGGAGCCGACATAGGTCTTGCCACAGAAGTTGACACAAGGTCGGCTGGCGGAATTACGCTTCCTTTCACGCTCCCGGCAACGCTGTCTGCACAAACCGTAAAGCGAGTCGCCAACAGTCTGAGGTCGTACCAGAAGTGGCGTAATATGAGCCTAAAAATATCTGCCACATCCAGAAAGTTGTCGCTACGAGGAATTTTAATGGCTGCAAATCCAGATACGGTCGAGTTGCAAAAGAACGTATGACGGCCGCGGAATACATTGAACTGTCTGGCGTCCCGGAGTCGAGATGGCCCAACTTTAGGGAGTGGTTTAAGTGGTACCAGGACAACTACCTGGTTGGAATTGCCAAGGACGGAGACAAGATCTCCGGGGTGGCAATTGCAAGGTGCTTGCATGAGAACGAAGAGCCTATACATTATGTACATAGGCAAGATGGAAGCACTGCCTTTATAGACTTGACGGTCACCTCTACAGATGGTAGTAGTACACCTTATAGCCGTTTGGCTATGAAGACATTATTGTCTATACTCTGGAGCAGATTTGGCCCGAGGAAGAATATTGTTTTTAATAGGGGCGGGAAAAGAAAGG